TCAAGGGTGTCCGTAGGTTTCCAGATGGCAGGCGGCGGCTTCTGAGCCGTTGCGAAAGATGAACGTCATCGTGCCGTCTGTGGCGACTGTTACCTTGTCGACCGTAGCCAGCCAGACCGCTTCGTCAAACTCTGTTAAAGCGAGCGGGCGTTTCTGGATGTCGGCGATGAAGCGGTCTAGGGTTTTGCCTTTGGCGACCCGTTCCCGCTTGGCGGCTTCCAGTTCATCAATGCGCTCCGACGCTACGCGGTGGCGTTCGAGGTAGCCGTCATTGCGCTCGTTGAAGTCGCTTTGGTTTTGTGCGGTTCGGGCGTTTTCGTAGATTGCTTTGCGTGATAATTCCGTGACCACCTCGATCTCGCGCCGCAGTTCGGCAAGCTCGGCATCAATCGCCGCCGTGTCACTGATGGCGGCCTGTGCCAAACGGCAATCCTCTATCAACCCGTCGCGGTTCGCCATCAGCTTGTTGAACGCCACCAGGAAACGAGCTTTGACCTCGTCCTCAGTCACAAACGGCGTACCGCACTGGCGGCCGCTGTTGTTTTTGTGTTTGTATTTGTCATTGCATTGGTAAACCTCGCGGCGATAGGTTTTATCGCCCCTATAGCTTCCCCATACTTTCTTGCCGAACAGGCCGCCGCATTCGCCGCAGACGATTTTGCCCGAGAATGTGCTTCCGCACCGCCCGATTGTGCCGAGGCTATTACGGCGCTCAATTTCGGCTTGGACAGCGTCGAACTCGTCCGCTTCAATGATGGCGGGATGGCTGTCCTCCACATAATATTGCTGAATCTGCCCTGTGTTCTTGACTATCTTCTTGGTGAGAAAGTTTTCGCAATAGGTTTTTTGGAGCAGAGCGTGGCCTTTATATTTTTCATTGGTCAGGATGGAGCGCACCACGGCGACCTGCCATGCCGATTTGCCTGCTGGCGTAGGAATGCCGCTGCTGCCGAGGTACTTGGCGATTGCCGAGAAGGTCATGCCCTCCATGAACTGGCGGTAGATGAGCCGAATAATGTCGGCTTCCTCGGGGACTATTTGGGGTAGGCCGTCCTCGCCTTTTTCGTAGCCGAGGAACTGCTTGTACGGCATGCTGACCTTCCCATCCGCCATGCGCTTGCGCTGGCCCCATGTGACATTCTCCGATATGGAGCGGCTTTCCTCCTGGGCAAGGCTGCTCATTATCGTAATCAGCAATTCGCCCTTGGAATCCAGCGTGTAAATGTTTTCCTTTTCAAACCAGACCTCTACGCCTTTTTCCTTAAGTTCGCGCACGGTTGTGAGGCTGTCCACCGTGTTGCGGGCAAAGCGGCTCACGCTTTTCGTGACCAGAAGGTCAAACTTGCCTGCCAAGCCGTCCGCGAGCATTTGCTTGAAACCCTCGCGCTTTTTGGTGTTGACCGCCGAAATGCCCTCGTCCGTGTACTCTCCGCTGAACTCCCAATCGGGGTGGCTGGCGATGAGTTTGGTGTAGTAGTCCACTTGGGCCTCGTAAGAGGTAAGCTGTTCCTCGTTGTCAGTGGAGACGCGGGCATAAAAAGCTACCCGCCGTTTGATCGCCACACCTTTGTCCTGCGCTGAAAAGACCTGTGCCGTGGCAGGTATTACCCTGATGTTAGCCATCTTGCTTGCCTCCCGTCAAAGCCAGTTCTCTGGCGGCTTGTTTCATTTCATCTGTCCAGCTTTCGCGCCTTGAGCGGTTTTCCCAGGTGACAATTCGCTGCGAGCCGTCCTTGAACGTAAAGGCGAGAACACCGTCGTCGGGAATGGTGATTGACGCGACTCGCGCTCTAAAGGTTTCAGCATCGTAATTGGCGAGTCCGAGCGCCTCTGCGCACTTTTCTTTGAGAATGTCTTCGGCTATCCGTTTAGCGGCGCATTCGTGCTTGCCCCGGTAAGTGTATGTCCGGCAAGCCCACGTCACCTGGGCGTACTTCGTGCCGCTGCCATTTACTTTCCTGCAGAAGTTCGTTCCGCACCGGGCGCAATGGATGATACCGGTGAACTCGCTGAAAGAGCGTGTTTTCGGATGGTTTATTTTCGCCGACCGCCGCGCCCTTTCGATTTGCACTGCCTCGAAAATCGCGTGGTCGATAATGGCTTCATGGCTACCCTCGACATAATATTTCGGCAGTTCGCCATTGTTGGGCTTCCACTGTTTAGTGAGGTGATCGGCAATATAGCCCTTTTGCAGGCACATATCGCCGGTGTACTTTTCGTTTCGGAGGATCGAGCTTACCGTACTCTCCGACCAGCGAAAATCACGCTTAGTGGGAATATTTAGCTTTACCAGCTTTTTCATGATGGCGTTGTGCCCAAGCCCTGACAGGTAGTCGTCGAATATCATCCGCACGACCTCCGCTTCCTTGGGAATAACGGTTAGTTTGCGATCTTCAAATTTGTAGCCATAAATGCGGGAAAAGCTGGATGGCTTGCCCTCCTTATAGTCATTGCGGATGCGCCACTTGATGTTTTCGCTGGTCGAGCGGCTCTCTTCTTGCGCGTAGCTGGCGAGGATGGCGAGCATTAATTCGCCGTCCGCACTCAGCGTGTCGATGTTTTGCTCTTCGAAGTAAACTCCGATGCCCAGGTCTTTGAATTCTCTAACAGTTTCAAGCAGCGTGACCGTGTTCCTCGCAAAACGGCTGATTGACTTTGTCAGGACAATATCAATCAACCCTGCGCGGCAGTCGTCTATTAGCCGCCTAAATTCTGGCCTTGAGTCCTTGGTGCCGGTCTGCGCGGCGTCGGCATAAACACCTGCGTATTCCCATTCGGGGCGGCTCTGTATCGTTTCGCTGTAGAAGCTGACCTGAGCCGCGAGGGAGTGGAGCATTTCGTCGCTGCCGCATGAAACCCTGGCGTAAGCCGCGACCCGTTTCCGCGTCGGCATATTGGTTGTGATTTCAAGTTTGGTTATTTTCCTGCCCATAGCGGCCTCCTTTCGCAGTACCATTACTCACTCTTTTTTCCTTACATAGCAAGTCATTTTCGAGGTAAATGCTGCGAATTGATAAACCGTATTTTGCGGCGATAATTGTGTTTATTTCCAACAAATCGTCATGGGTAATAACGCCGTTTGCGAGCCATTGTTTGAATACCGACATCGCGGTTTTATAGCGCAGGACTGCTTCTTCCTTGCTCATCGGGCGGTCTTCCTTGACAGCGCGAAGCAGGCGCGGGAGCAGTACCGCCGATGTGCGTTGCCATAGCTTTCAAACTCCGTCCCGCAGACCGGGCAGACGAAATGGTAGACCGCTTTGCGGTTCACAGCTTCGGGATGCTGCGTCCACCAAGCCATGCGGCATTTATCGGAGCAGAACCGCTTTTTCTTATGGCCGGGTGTATGTGTGAGCGGTTTGGCGCAGCAAGCGCATACATCATCAGAATTAGAGCCGAGGCCGTTTCGGCGGCAGTAGGACTTGACCGTGTTTATTGAAATGCCGAGCGCGTCGGCGATAGCGGCGTAGCTTTCGCCCATGCCGCGCATATATTCGATTTTTTGTTTCTGCTCGTTTGCCACAGGCTTGCCTCCTTCCGAAGGCTCCCGCCTTCGATATAAGCCACAGGAGGAGGCCGATTTTGCGTGGTAAAAGAAAAAATCCCGCAGGACAGCGCGAAGCTGCCACATGCGGGATGACCTCTTTATAGAGTCATCTATTGGTTTAGTTCTTTAGTTGTGCTGTGTGAACGCAATTACGAGGTTGTTTAACAACCTAGCTATGTGTTGTTCGTTTTATCACCTGACACCGTTTTGAATCCGAGGCGGCGTTGGAAACCTAGGTGCCGGTAGAGGTTGGAAGCGCGAGTGTTATACAGATTCACAGTTAGACCGATATCTTGGTACCCCGATTTTTCGAGGGCGCCAGCCGATGCCTTGAGTAAACTGGTAGCAACCCCCTGGCCAGCATATTGGGGATGGGTAAATAAGTAGGGCACATGTGGCCCCCATTTCTCCGCAACCACGATAATTGCCGATATAGGTTCGCCGTTACGATAGACCGCAAAGGAGGCATCCGAAATCAACGGCGCTATTGCTCCACTCATACTGGTTGTCCCGGCTATTGTGCCTGACAATTCTGCTTTTGTTTGTTCCAGATTCTTCCCCTGATGGTCGGGAGTGTTTACAAAAGAATCAAGAAGCAACTGCGCCAAGACATCCACAGATGGCAGTGGGCCGAAACCCGATTGCGGCTCAGCAGCAAATCCTGCGAGCGACCGATGCCAATATTCCCGCTTGAATTGCCCCGAATCCACTGCAATACCATACCGCAGTCAACCGACTTTTTCTGGATCAGTCGATGTGGCAACAGAAAAACTTGATGGCAAAAGAAAAACGCCCCTCTGCTGTCGCCTTGACAGCAGAGGGGCGTTTGGTGGCCGGGCGGTTTTACACCTATTTCTTCGCAATGTAATCGAGCGAAAGCCAGCCAGCACCCGACTTCAGTTTGCCCCACTTGGAGGCGCCCTGCCCGGTAGCTTCGTCGATAATGGTGTAAACCTCGCCCTTCTTAATTTGTCCCACGATTGGATAGTTTGTCCCTGCGCCTGAGCGGTAGTTTAGCACGTCGGCGGTGACTTGCGCGAGGTAAGGGGTGAAAACTGGCGGCTCGGCTGTGCCGCTTTTGGCGGCGTACTTGTCGTAATAGCCTTGTCCGTACCCGGCGCGTTTCGCTTTCACCGCGTCGCTTTGGTCTGCCGGTTTTTCGTAGCCGGTCAGCACGGCGTCGGAAGCCTGCTTGACGGTCGCCGCGGCTTTCAAGGCGTTCAACACTGTCGTGTAGCCTTGCAGCTCTTTCCACAGGAAACCCAGTTGTATGCCCAGATCGCCGATGGACTTCCCGGCGGCCTTGGCGAAATCAAGCAGAGCCTGTTTGCGCGAATAGTACGTCCATTGCGCCAGGCCGTAGCCCGCGCTGTCTTTGACGAAATTCGTGTAGGAGCCGTTATCGACCGCCGCTGTGTAGGAGTCGTCCGTGTAGCCGAGCGACTTTTCGTAGCTGTTTTGCAGGTTGGTCGGCTTCAAGGCGCTTTCGGCGTAAAGGTTGCCCATCAGCCCCGCCGCGGCGCAGGCATTCAGGCCTTTGCCGATGAGGAAATCCCAGATGGTTTCCTCACTGCTTTTGGCCAGCGGTTCAGGCTTCGGCGTTTCGGGCTTCGGCGCATCGGTGCTGGGCGATTCGCCCGCTGTGAGCAGCCGCTTGACCTCTGCACGGAATGTGTCCATAGATTTGCCGTGCTTGGGGAACCAGTTCATTACGTCGCCGTGGTTGCTGGCAATGCCGAGTGTGTAGCCCTCGCTGTGGCAGATGATGTTCTTTTCAGTCAGGCCGTACTGCTTGCAAAGGTAGGCGCACAGTTCGGCGGCTTCTTTGTAGACGGCGTTGAAATAGGCGGCGTCGGTCAGCGCGTCTTCGCAGATTTCGAAGCTGATATGCGTGTCGTTGCCGCTGCCTTTTGAGCCGCTCCCGCAGTGCCAGCCGCGATAGTTCCACGGCAGGGTTTGGTAGGCGGCAACCGTGCCGTCGGCGAGTTTCCCGATGAAGCCGTGGACGCAGACCTGCCGCCCGGCCGGCAAATCCTGGTTCCAGTGGTTGTTGCCCGTGTTCTTGCCGAGCAGCCCGTCGTCGGGCCCTACATAGCGGCTCAGGTTGGGGTTGTTCGCGCCGGTCGAGTGAACCATGATGCCCTTGGGCGTGATGGTTCTGCCCGCCTTATAGCAGGCGTTGTTGGTGAATATGAGTTTCTTAAGATTCATGGTCGTTTCCTCCATTCGTTGATTTGTCGCGTATTTGCACCAGAACCTCCCGCAGCTTGTCTGGCACGGGAAGCCCTAATCGCACCGAGTTTTCAATTACCGACAGGCATTCATTGGCCATGTAGAAAAAGATGATGGCCGTTCTTAAGGTCGCGCCGGTGTGCAGAATGTTGTCGTCCACAAGGTGCGCGATGCCGATAAGCGCGAAGATCGTCACTTTTTTGGCGATGCCCCGCGCGCCGACCTCGCTTGACAGCTTGCGTTCCACGATGGCGCAAAACACTCCGGTCAAGTAATCCAGCACCACAAACGTGATGAGCGCGAAAAGGATGCCGTCGATGCCGCCAAAGAGCCAGCCGAGGAATCCGCCTAAAACGGCGATTGCCGCTTCGAGGTAAGCCCAGATAGTTTTCATGTTGGTGTCCTCCATTTCTGTTTTGCTGCATACAAAAACGCCTGCCAAAATTGACAGGCGCGAGTGCAGGGTTTGTTTGTGTGTTTGCTAAATCTGTTTTGGCAGAGCCTCCCAGAGCCGCAAGTCTTCCTGGCCGAGCGACCACAGGGCGAAGCCCCGCAAGCCGTATCGGTAAGCGGCCTCGTTCGCCCAGTAGACAATCGAATCCACGTCCTGGTAGTAGACGATGCCGAAACCGTCGCCGTCGCCGAGGAAAAGCCTGGAACACCACACATTGATGTCCTTCGGCGTGAACGTTGCCGTGTAGTCGGCGTTGCACGGGATATTCATTAAAGCCGAGTGGTAAAAGTCGTAGTCCATCGAGATGTCCTCGTTTCGCGTAGAGAGTTCCTCCACGTTGTTTTGAAGCGTGAAAACCTCGAACTCGTTATCCCACGTCACCCCGCTTCGGGAAATCCGGCCATAACTTGTGGTCGTGCCGTCAGGCATGGCCACGTCGAACGCCTCGTATGGCTCATATGTCCAGGCGTCGCCCAGCCGGAGCAGTTCGCACTTGATTTGCCCGTCGGATTGAATTCCGCAGTAACCCGACGTGGCCAATACCGCCGCGGTGAAGCGCAGCGTGTTTGAACTGCCGGAATAGACCCTGACGCTATTGCCGCGCTTGCGCATTTCGAGCAGATACATATTCGGGCTTGCCCGGATGTTCGCGGTCGGCGTTTTTAAGAAGCTGCCTTGCCAACTGCCGAGCAGCGTGCCGCCTTGGTACAGTTCCACCCGCTGGTTGTCGATGTTGATGCAGCAGAAGATGTTCCCGATGAACACCCCGGCGCGGCCGCTGCCGTTTTGCGGGAATGCGATCCGGCACCGCAGGTGAACGTCCGAGAAACCATTGTACTTCCACGCGAGCTGGCCGCTGCCCTCAAGCTGGGAGTAAACCCGGTTCATTGAGTATTCCTCGCTGCGCCACACCGCCCAGGTGCCGGCCAGCGTCGCCCAGTAGGTGCTTTGCAAGGTGGTGTAGTCGCGGAAGTCCTCATACCATGCCAGCGCCGAGTCGGGTTTGCGCCGCAAAACCTCTGTCGTCAGCCGGAAGCCTTTATCGGGGACAGCCATGTTTCCGTTCACGTCTTTGTAACTGCGCGGCGACATTTCAAATACCGCGCTGCCTGCCGAGGGCGATTCCGAAAACGACGAGCAGACCCTAAATCCGTAAAACTGCGCCCCCGGCACTCCGCCATTGACAGTGAGCGTGTGGTTTCCCGCCGACAGGCTTCTGCCTTTGAACAGCGCCGTCCAGTAGGTTTTCCTCCAGTACGGCCACCAGAGCCTGTTTTCACTGAAGCCGACCGATGAGCCGTCGAGCGCGATTGTTATGGCGTTCTTATCCCAGAACGGGAAGCATATTTGCACCGCCACATCATAAACGCCGGTTTGCGGCACATTGAAATTGTAGGCAGCCGTGCCGACAGCGGATGAGAGGGTGATCGTGCCGTTGCCGACCACCACGCCATCCGAATAGCTGTCCGGTTCGCCGCCCCGGTCAACATGGATGGTGCCGAAGTTCGCCTTTTGCGTTTTGCCGTAGCAGGTCAAATACCGCCTGCGGTTGTAGGTGTCGCCCACAATCGGCGAATCCCTCGCGGAAGCGTCGCCGCCCTGGGCGTAGTCGTACACATGCGGAAACATGTACGGCACCTGATCGTAATCATCCCAATAGGCAAGCCAGGGTATGAACGGGGCAGCACCCCAGTGGTAGCCGCCCTCCGCCCAGATTTTCGCGGCATAGTAGGTCAGCAA